AGAGTGCCTGCATTATTAACTCCAGGTGAAGTTGTTATACCAAGAGATAAAGTAGGTTCACAAGGATCTCAAATAAATAATACAACAATTAATATAAGTGGTAATGTTGATCAAAGAGCAATAGATCAAATTAGAGCAGTAATATCATCAAGCCCATCTCATGTAGGTGGAGCTAATAAAACTTATGGTAGAAATACTTCAGGTTTAAAAAATAGAGGAAGATAATGTCAAGCATATTTCAATATACAAATAATTTAAAATTAAGTAGATCTGCTAGGATCAGAAGATCAATATCTAATTCAGGTTATGCTAGACAAGAAAGAGGTAGTCCAACATTTTATTCTATAGAAGCAAGTTTACCTTTATTAACTAAAACACAATATGATGCTGTTGAAGCTGAATTATTAGGTTTACAAGATGGTATAGATTTTAAAACTACTAGTTTACCATCAAATATTAATGTAACTTTTGCTAATGGATCTATTACTGATCAATCTGGTTTAACAAAAACAATAGTTAATGCAAATACAAGTGGTGTTGATGTACAAATAGCTAATGTAGATAATTCAAGTAATGTTAAAGCTGGTGATTTTATACAATTTAGTTCAAGCACTAAAGTATATCAAATTAAAGCAGATGCAACTGCAAGCTCTAATATATTAACTTTTAAATTAATGACTGGTGCTATTAATACAATTACAAGTTCTGATACTATTACTTATGGAAATGGTGTTCAATTTAAAATGTTATTAAATGGTAGACCAAATGTAACAGTAATACCTGGACCTGGGTATAATTATTATCAATATGACGTTTTTAACTTTCAAGAGGTATTATAATGAGATCTATTGACTCGACAACTTTAGCTGAAGTACAAAGCACTAAAACATATCCTGTTCAATTAATTGAATTTCAAGTTACTTCAAACAATAATGATAGTTTATTTTTAAATACAGGTTATACAAATATTACTTATAATGGTAATACTTATTTACCTGGTTCAAATATAATTAGTTTATCACCTGTTGAAGAAACTAAAGATGTAAAAACTAATGCAATAACTATAAAATTAAATGGTATACCAAATACAATTATTGCTGCATTAGAAAATGTTAATGCTATTGGTGGTAAAGTTACAATCTATCAAGCTTTTTGGAATGACGATACTGGTGCAATACAAGGACAAGTATATCAAAAATGGCAAGGTATAATTAATTCACATGCTGTTGATGAAGAAAATACTAAACGTGGTGATGTAAATATAACTGTAGAATGTAAAAATATAGTTGGTGCTATATTAAATACTAGATCAGGTAGATTTACATCTGATACATCATTTAAAAAATTTACAGCTAATGATGCATCTATGGAATTTGTTGCCTCAATGGTTGACTTTAATCCTAGGTTTGGTGCTGAAGAATAAAGAGAATAAAATATATATGATAAGAATAGGAGAAAATAAAGACGTTGAACAAGGTGTAAAATTACTTGATCAACACAGAAAAGAATTTGATTTTGGTAAATTTAAAGAAGATAATACACAATATTATAAAGGTTTAATGCAAGCAATTGCTAAAGATAAAACTGCAATAATATCAGAAAATAATGGTATAATTGATGGTGTATTATTAGGAATGAAAATACCTAATTTATTAAATCCATATATAACACAATTACATGTGTTATTAACTTGGGTTCATCCTAACAAGAGAGGTTCTTCTATATTTTATAGAATGAATAAAATGTTAGAAAAAGAAATAAAAAATCATAAAGAGGTAAAAGAAATAATTTATTATTCTATACCTAATACTAATATTAATTTTAATAAATTGAACTATAAAGAATTTCAATCAATGTATAAAAAGGAAATTTAATTATGGCAGCAGCCGCACCAGTTATAACTGTTTTAACAGCAAGTACTGTTCAAGGTATGATAGCTCGATTTGTATTATCAGTTGCAGTGTCATATATTGCTAATAAATTATTTGCTCCAGATGTACCTGCTGGTCCTGGTCAAGGTGAACAATCTCCTGATCAAGGTATTAAACAAAGAATTGCATCAGATCCGAATAATAAATTACCTGTTATTTATGGAAAAGAAAAAATATTTGGTTCAATTACATTTGCTGATATAACATCTGATAACCAAACAATGGGATTTATTCTTTCATTATGTGAAGGTCCAATTGAATCTATTGATCAAATATGGTGGGATGATTTTAAATTAACTTTAGATAGTGATGGTAATGTAACAAATGCAACAGATTCAAATGGTAATACAGATGATTTTTTAAATGGTAATTTAATAGTTAAAAAATTTAAAGCAGGTGGAAGATGTTCTCCTATGGAAACATTTTCAACTAAATGGAATACAAATGCTGTAAATAGAACAATGCCAAATGTTGCTTATTTATATTGCGAATTAAAATATAACAGAGATGAATCTGTAACTGGTTTAACAAGTAGATTAGGTGCAGAAGTTCAAGGTAAATTAGTTAAAACACTTACAGGTGGAGTTTTATCATCATCAACAGCTTTTTCAGATAATCCAGCTGAATGTTTATTAGATTATTTAACAAATAATGTTTATGGTTGTGGTAATGTAATTACTGAAAATGATATTGATTTAACTACATTTCAAGCTCATAAAACATTTTGTGATACTTTAATTTCACATACAGATAAAGATGGTAATGCAACAACAGCTAAAAGATATACAGCAAACGGTGCTGTAAATACATATGATGAAAGAGATTTAAATGTATCTGATTTAGTTAATTGTTCTCAAGGTATATTTTCTTATCATTTAGGTAAATTTCAAATTATATCTAATACTACAGGATCATCCGTAATGTCATTTAATGATGATAATATTTATGGTGATGTTACAATAGTTAATGATGGATTTAATAGTTCATTAAATAAAATGAATATTTCATTTAAATCTTATGATCAAAAATATCAAGATGATCAAGTATTTTTAGATTTACCTGATAATTTAAAATCATATAATGAACCAGAATTAGTTCAAGACACAAGATTTAAATTTATAAATAATAATATTATGGCTCAAAGAGCTGGTAATGTTATAATGAAATCATCAAGAGATAATTTAATTGTTTCATTTAAAACAGATACAAAGGCTTTAGCATTACAAGTTAATGATATTATTTCAGTTACAAATAGTATTTATGGTTTTACTAATAAATTATTTAAAGTTAATTCTATTACTGAAACTGAAATGAATGATCAAGGTGTTTCAGGTTATACAATTACAGCACAAGAATATAATGCAGATGCATATACAGAAGAGGCATTAACAGAATTTCAAACAGCTCCAAATACAAACTTGGCTAATCCAAGAAATTTTGGATCAATAACTGATTTAACAGCAATAAGTAGTGACACAAGTTCAACTACTCCGTTTGTAGAATTAAGATGGACTGTTCCTACTGGTTTAACAGAAACATTTGAAATATATGTTGGAAGTGATGTTAATGCTGCTATTGCTGATAGAGAATTTAATATTTCATTTAGAACATCAACAGGTCCATTTACTGAAAATGCTACAATTACACATAAAGTGTTTGATATAGATTTTACAGATACGTTAGTATTTTGGGTAAGACCAATTAATCAATTTGCTAGAGGAGCATTTTCTAATTCTTATAATTTTGGTGTATTTAGACCAGATACTGGTGGTATTACTTCAGGAAATTCTGGTATTATTATTGATCCTAATGATACAAAAAATCCTTATGGTGTTGTAAATAGATTTACCCAAATTAGATATGCTGATAGCAATACTGGATCAAATATAAGAGATGGTTTTAATTCAACTAATGCTGTTCAACAAATAGGTTATACAGGTACATCAATTAATAATATTACTAGAACAGGTAATGCTGATGGTTCAGGATCTATAACATTTCCTGCAGCTTTTAATTCAGGTACATCTGTACAAGAAGTTCAAGAATTAAGTTTTACAGGAACAAGAGGTAATGTAACACAAAAAGAATTATTACATATTGGTTTAGCTGATGAAATATTAAATAGTACATCTAGAAAAACAATATCAAATATTGCAGATTGGAATGCTACAGGATTTTTAACTGCAGATAGTTCAAATAATAGCGTTAAAGTTAATGGTGTTTTAGAATTAAGTTCATTAGTAACCGATGGTGTATCAAATGGTTTTGGAAGATCAGTAACTGTAGGTACTAATACTATATATGTAATGTCTGATACTGAATTATTTTCATTTAGATTAACAAATTTTACTTGGGCATATTATGCCAGATCAAATGCAGGTGGTGTTCAAAATTATAATATAAGTGCTATGGGAGATGATGTTTTACTTTATAATAGTAGTACTACTGAGGGTCAAATATGGAATTATTATTTAATACCTTCAACATTTGGCGCTACAGGTGGAGCACAATTTAACTAATGAATAATATAGGAATAAAATAATGGCAATATTAGAAACAATATCAAATTTAGATATTAGTAATAACATTGTAGATACAAACGAAAATATTATTGTTTGGTATAATGGTTCTAAAATTAGATATTATCATAGATATGAAAAGGTATTTACAGATGTTGAAACTATAAGTGGTGTTTTATCTCTTAAACTTTTAAATGATAATAATGTAAAAATTACTACAAGTTCAGCAGTTAGAGAATTAATTTTAACAAGACCGGGTACAACAAATACATATACAATTACATTAGATAATAATTATGATAATACTGATGATGCAGGTAAAACATATAAATTACTTTTAACACCTACTTCTTCAGCTTTAACAGGGGCTATGTCTTCAACTGTTAATGCTACGGCTACGGCTATAGCAACACAAATAAATAATTTATCTGATTATACTGCTTCAGCGGTTAATAATATAATCACATATACTAATACTGGTTCTGAAATTGTACAAACCGGGTCTATTGATAATATAGCATCGGGTGCACAAGGTGGAGCACAATTTAACTAATGAGGAAATTTAAAAATGGCAGCAATTAGTTCTGTTTATGCAAACACAGGAACTTGGGCAGCATCAAATATAATTACTGGTGTTACTATGAGAAATAGTTTAAATAATATTCATGTTATAGATACTAATTCTGTTGTTGCTGTAAATACTACAAATACTCAAGTATATACTGATAATGGAAGTGGAACATACGTATCACAGGAAACTTATTCAGATTCAGCTGATGTTATAGGTTATGGTAAAGAATTTATTTTAAATAATAATTTATATATTTATAATACTGCTGAACCTTCATCAGAAACAAGATGGGCTGCAGGTTCAAATACTAAATATTCAGTTGATTTAGGCTCTTTAGGATCCTTTACTAATAATATATTTTCTAATCAAATTAATGCTATTGATGCATTAAATGAAATTAGAACAGCAATATTAGGATTAAGTGTTAATAATTTATCAGTTTCATTACCAAAATATGTATCAGACATAAATCCTGATAGTAGTAGTATTAATTTTCAAGGTTATGAAATAATAGTTAATACAGGTACAGCTACAAATGAAACAACAGCTTTTTCAATTAATGATGCTGGTGCTGATGGTACAAATATTAC